TTCTATTGTAGATTTTAAGACTTCGAAGTGGCCTAAGAAAAAAGAAAAGATCCCAAACTACTTTGCACAAATGTCAGGCTATGCCATTATGTTTGAAGAACGTACTGGCATGCCTATTACTAATACAGTTATTATTATGGATGTAGATAACCATGAGCCAATGGTCTTCAAAGAGCATCGTGATAATTATGTAGATCTTTTACTTAAAACAAAGGCTGAATATGACCGCCGAAAGATCTTTCGTTCTTAAAGGGTTTTGCCCATACGATATTCTAGCATTGTATGATGAATTTGGATTGGATGTTGGTAAGCATCTAAGAGGTGATTTCTGTATTGAAATTAAAGATGGTAATAAAACTATTTACATTACAGACTTTGCCGGTACTAAATGTGCTGGTAAATTACCAAGAAATTCTACAATAGTCGTAGAAGATAATAGAATCATTAGCTTTACCCATAATATTAGCGTTACTGACCTGTATTACAATCCCCCACAAGGAAAGCGTAAGAAAGATAATTATGATGATTTCTTTAATGTACTGGACGAAGCAATATATTTAAGACATTCAGAAGATACTACTGTTTATTTAAGTAGCGGTGTTGACAGCGGAGCTATAGCTACAGGATGTATAAGAAATAACTTAAAATTTAAAAGTTTAAGTATTATGGGGGAATCTGGATTAGCAGAAGACGGAACAGTACTAAGGTCTAGGTTATCTTTAATTAATGATTTTAAAATACTTTGGAAAGAATGTGCCCCTGAAAACCTAGTACTGAATGAGAAAACTGGAGGTCATGAATATTTGGCATCAAATACTTCTTCAAAGGTGGTATTGTCCGGTTTAGGAGCAGATGAATATTATCATTCTACAGATTATGAATTAGCCTCTATTTTCTTAAAGGATTCTGGGGTAATTTATGACAATTATAATTTAGATATAAGATATCCTTTATTGGATCCTAATGTATTTAAGGAATTTTTTTACCTTAAAAAAAGTCTTAGAATTAAACCACAAAAAAGACCATTTGTTGAATATATGCTAAGTATTGGGTTTCCTGTATATCTAGATAAAAAAATATCTTTAAATCTTGAATAAAAATCAAATAAAATCAAAAAAGGGGGTTTACATTCCAGTAAAACTGCGATATAATAATATCAACAATTAGGAAGAGGAGCTTAATTATGAAATATCAGGTTTTACAAAACAAGGGTCAAAAAGATTCAAACGAAGCTTTCCACGCTCGGTTATACGGATATGTTGATCCTACACTGTTTCTAGAAAATTATCAGATCGTATGTGAAATCGAAGCAGACGATTTAGATGATGTATTCCAGATCGGTAATATTGGTCCTGAAGAAAAAATCACTCGTATCGATCGCATGTATTCCGTTTCAGTTGGCGATGTTATTCGTACACCAGAAGGAATATATTCCGTAGTCGAGCCAATGGGCTTTGGACGTCTAGGTGAACAAACACTAATTAATGAGGCAGTATAATGACAGTATATCTTGACATGGATGGAGTAATCGCAGACTTCTTTGGCGGTATAGCTAAAAAGTTTAAAGTTGATCATTGGAAATCAATTCAGGATCGCGAAGTTGCTTTTGCTACCCTTGCCAATACTGATTTCTTCTATACACTCGATACCTTCAGTGAAACAAATTCAATTATCAAATTTGTTAAAAAGATCTCCAAAGATGACTGGGGTATCTGTTCTTCACCTCTTAGGGGTGATACGATGAATTCTGCTTATTGGAAAAGACAATGGCTTACTCGTTGGGATTATCTTCCGCCACTAGTGGAAAATATAATCTTTACTGGAAATAAACATAAGTATGCTATTAATCCTTTAAATAGAAAACCAAACATCCTCATCGATGATAAACCTGAAAATATTACTCGTTGGGAAAAGGCTGGAGGTATTGGTATTCGCTTCCAAGCAAATGAAGATGATGTTGAAGAATACCTATTCGTAGAACTGGAGAAAGCGATTGAAAAATCTAATTGAATTATTAATGCTTAGAACAGAATTCGAGGAACTTACTGGTGAGTATAAGTTTCCGGAAAATGTTAATAGATCTTGTATAAATACTCTAAATTGGTTTGTTCAGGATGGGCATAAGTCTAATTCACTTCGTAATGGTTTTGATGATGCAAAAAAAATAGCACAAGAAATCCTTACGGAGTATAAAAATGTCAGAGCCGACAAAGGAAGATATCAAAGCCTTACGGAAGACTGTTGAAGGTCTAGATGAAGCTGATACCAATGGTGATGGCCATATCACTGCAGAAGAGCTTGCAATGCATATGGAGTTTAAACGTAAAGAACTTGAAGATGCTGATGCACAAAGAGATGCTATGAGAAAAATGACTTGGTTCGCATTATTTGGTATGTTACTCTATCCAGCAATTATTCTTGTTACTACTATTATGGGCCAAGATAAAGCTGCACAATTAATTAGTGATATTGCACCAACTTATTTTGTTTCTATCTCTGTATTAGTAGCTGCATTCTTCGGGGCTGATGCTGTCAAAGGTAAACCTTCCGCTAAAAAGTAAATATATAATACTAGATAATTAAATAAAGTGAGTAGTTATGAAAAGATTGATTTATCAGGTTTATGTTGGCAAGCGTTCACATCTTTATGATCATTGTGTAGAGTCTGTATCCCAATACTGTAAACAACACGGTATTGATCATGAGGTACAAAAAACCCCTATATTAAGAATTAAACCAGACGTATTTTCTACAAATCGTAGTAGAGAATCGTACGAAAAGCATGGCGGATTTTTACCTATCTTTGAAAAAGAGAATGCTTTTACATATTGGCCAAAGTATGATCAGATTGCTATTATTGATGCTGATGTTTGGATTAGACCTGGCTCTCCTAATGTTTTTGATGAACTAAATCCGGATATTGACTTCGCGGGCGTGGTCGAGCGCGAAATGCCTATTACCGATCAGTACAGACAAAAGATACTTAACTATTCTCGTATGCAATATAGTTCCATTAAACTAGATTGGAAATGGGATAAACAAACTGGTGGCGAGTTTTTTAATATGGGTATTATGGTTATGAATAAACGTATATCGAAATATCTAAAAGGACAAACCCCTCACCAATTTATAAACAGACCAGAGTTTAAAGCCTTTGTTGATGGGATGGGACCATGGAAATGGTCAACAGATCAAACTCTCCTAAATACCTGGGTAAAACAAGAGAAGATGAATGTTAAACATCTAGATTGGAAATGGAACGGCCTCTTTAAAGGAATTAAAGATGACAAAGTAAAAGAAGCACACTTTGTACATTTTTTCTTAAAAGATAAATTACCAAATAGAGGCGAGAACGTAAAAGAGTTAATGAAATATGTTTCTTAAAAGAATTTTTATACACATCCCAAAAAATGCTGGAATGACCATACGTAGGTCGCCTCAGCTAGCTAATAAGATTATTCCTGCTACTCCACAAATTCATAAAAGCAAACAGTATACCCAGTCTGTATTAGCTCATATGAATAGTATTGGGGATCATCATGGATATGAACATGCAAGATGGCGTGATCTAAATCCTGCTTTCGCGCGCGGGCACGAAGCGTTTGCTGTTATTAGAAATCCTTGGGATAGAGTAGTGTCACGCTATTTCTTTGCAAAAAAAGTAATCGAGGTAGAGAAAAAAGAAAAACCTGGTAAACATAAAATCGATTCATTTGAACACTTCCTAGAAGAAAGATTCGAATGGGGAGATATGAAATATATGTGGCACAGAGCTATCCGTGGTTGGTATAATGCATACGATTATGTTACCGATAAAGAAGGAAATATTAAATGTGACATGATGAGATTCGAAAATTTAAACAGTGATCTCTGTGCATATTTTAAAATTCCTGAAATGAGCAGGGCTAGAAACGTTACCGGATTAAACGAAGATTATAAAACAATATATACACCAGAAACAATTCAAATTGTTGCTGATTGGTATCAAAAGGATATCGAAACATGGGGATTCGATTTTGATACAGGTGCTAAGAAAAATTATTGGAGACACACGAAATGATGGGAAGTAGAATTAATAAGGATTCGCATAATATTATGCACCTTATTAAAGAAGATACGGTTGGTGCTGAAGTTGGTGTATGGTGGGGTAACACATCCTATAACTTTTTTATGAAAAATCTTAAGCATTTATATCTGGTAGATCCGTGGAGTGTAGAACCATATAAAGGATCTACTGAATTTGAATGGGATGAATATCTAAGTAGATATGAAAAAGTAACAGGATCGAATACTGAAGAAGGCTTTCAGAAATACTACGAAAAAGTATACGAAGATGTAAATCGTAGATTTAGTCCCTATTCGAACGTAACTGTTTGCAGAGAAACATCAGACGATTTCTTTAAAGAATTTAAAGGCGATCAATTAGATTGGATCTATTTAGATGGATCTCATTCATATGAAGGTGTAACTGCTGATCTAGAAAATTCATTAAAAATCGTAAAACCTGGTGGTATGATTCTTGGCGATGATTATAAATGGGGACAAAGATTTGGTAAGCCTGGTGTAACAAAGGCAGTAAAAGAATTTGTAAGTAAACATAAATTTAAAATTAAACAACACGGCGCCGTACAATTTGAGATAAGGATTTAATTATGCACCCATCATCCCGTATTAATATGCAAAGATCTAGGGATCTACTAGGATCTAGATTAGAAAAAGGTATTACTATTCTTGACGTTGGTGGTAGAGATATTAAGCCTGGTCAAGATAGATCGTACAAGCAAATGTTTCAAGATGTAGTAAAAGACTATTATATTGCAGATATCCAGAACGGGCCAAATGTTACACATGTTATGCCTGGCGATTATGAATTACCATTTGAAGAAGGATCTATTGATCTTGTAGTATGCGGACAGGTACTTGAGCATGTAAAGAATCCATTTCGCAGTGTTATCGAAATGACACGTGTACTTAAATCTGGTGGTTATATTATTCTTATTGCACCATCAGCAGGTAAGTACCACGACTCTATTGATTGCTGGAGATTTATGGATGATGCATTTCAGGCTATTGCAGAAGAGGCAGGATTAGAAACTATTACTGATTATGTAGATCGATCACAACCAGACGAAAGATCTCGCCGTTGGGCAGATCATGTATTTGTAGGACGTAAGCCTTGAAGGCATTTGTAATTACAATACCAGACCACGAAGTCTCTCAACATGCTGCAGATGTGTGTATAGAAAGTAGCAAAGTCGTAGGTAATTCCTTTGAGATTCAGAAGTTTGATGCAGTAATACCCCGTCAAGTAAACAAAATGATGAGAGATTACCGCCTAGAATGGAACTATCCCTGGGAGGGATCAGTATTTGATTTTAAAACTGGTTTAAAGAAGTCTGCTTATCCTACCGTAAATAAACAAGCTAGAATCGCTTGTTCTTTGAGTCATTATACTTTATGGAAAAATTGTTATAATGATGCTGAACCATATCTTATTTTAGAACATGATGCAAAGTTTATAAAGAAATTAGATATTAATATTATCGATACTGACAAGTTTTTTATTATAGGCATTAATAACCCATTATTTGCAACTAGGAAGGCAAACCTATTTAAACAGATAATTGATGAAAATACTAAAGAACTACAGCTTGTACCAACAATCGATTCTTTCGAAGTTCCCCAGGGGTTAGCTGGAAATTCGGCATATATAATCAAGCCAAAGGGAGCTCAACGAATGTTAAGATTAGTTGAAGACCATGGTTTATGGCCTAATGATGCTATTATGTGTAAACAACTAATCCCAGCATTAGGTGTAACAAAGACATTCTATACAGAAGTTCAAGGTACACCTTCTACTACTTCGAGGTAATAATATGGAAATTTTTAAATACAAAGATTACGAGGACTATGTTAAATCTCAGATCGAAGGTAATCTTAAGAAAATTGATAAGATAAAAGAAAAAAATATTGCATATGTCAAACCTGAAACTATAACACAAATAGTAAAAAGAATGCCAGATGCAAAGAGAGTATTATGTCATGGTACTCGTAATGCAAAAGAACAGCTTTATTTTCAAAAACATTTATCAGACGCATTCATTATTGGTTCAGAAATAAGTACTAATGCAGAAGAATTTCCTATGACCATTGAACACGATTTTAATATGGTAAAAGAGGAATGGATTAACTCATTTGATATTGTTTATAGCAACTCATTTGATCATAGTATTACACCATTTGAAACTCTAGAGGTATGGAGAGATCAATTAAATGATTCTGGAAGATTATTCTTAGAGCATACAGTACAAGTAAAGAATCATATATCAGATAGAACAGATCCTCTTAAAATAGAAAAACAAGAGTTAATTGATATGATAGATAAAGCTGATATGAATATAGTAGACGAATTCCGCGGTAGAGAAAAGGGATACGTTTTAGTCTGTGAGAAAAAATGAAAGCATTTGTTATAACATTAATGGATAACCCTAAATCGGTACAGGCAGCAATGCGTTGTATGAAGTCTGCCGAAAGATATGGTCTACATGTAGAGCATCACGCTGCTACAACCCCTAAAGATAATCCTCATCTAATTTTACATACAAAAGGTATTCAACCATCTTTCTTCCATGAAAAATATTCTAGACCTGACAATTGTATGGCGGCATTTTTATCCCACCATTCTTTATGGGAAATGTCTGTTAAGCAAAAAGAAACAATTGTTATCTTTGAACATGATGCCATTGTAACAGGTGAAGTACCAGTTGATGAAAAATTTAAAGGCTGTTTAACATTCTCTAAACCATCATATGGAAAGTTTAATACTCCTATAAAATTAGGTGTAGATGGATTAGTACAAAAGAAATATTTTGGTGGTGCGCATGGTTATATGGTTAATCCTGAAGGTGCAGAAAAGCTTATTAAGAAAGCTAAGACGCACGGTGGACCAACAGATGTATTTCTAAATGTTGATAACTTTCCATTTCTAGAAGAATATTATCCGTGGGTGTGCATGGCAGTAGATAGTTTTACTACGATCCAAAAGGAAGCTGGCTGTTTGGCAAAACATAATTATGGGGACGGATATGTCATCGAAGAAGTATGATAAGGTATTCCTAACAGGATGCGATGAAAAGACTGAATGGATGCTTCCGTGGTTTGTAGAAAATTATAAAAAACATAATGATACACCTCTTATCTTTGCTAATTTTGGCTGTAGTGAAAAAACACAGAACTACGTATTTGAACAGTTCCATGCTATCTTAAATTTTAAGAATAATAATCTTAAAGGATGGTTTATGAAGCCTTTGGCTATGATGACATGCCCATCAGTAGAAACAGTTTGGATCGATACTGATTGCGAAGTACTAGATAACATTTCTGATATATTTAGTTTAATTGAAAATGAAAAGCTTTTAATGGCTGAAGATAGACCTTGGTCTAAAAGAAGAAAAGAACTATGGCATAATTCTGGTATAGTTGGATTTCGTAATAAACCACAAATACTTCGTGCATGGCTTGAGCAGGTAAAGAAAAGTCCTGTCGTAGGTGACCAAGAAGTACTGCATAGTATGTTAGATCCAATCTCTAAGCTTACATACATAAAGGACCTACCATCAGTATATAATTGGTTAAGATTAGATTTATTAGATGGTGTAGATAGTAAAAAGAAAAAAGTGATACACTGGACCGGTAAAAAAGGGAAAGATCATATTAGGAGTTTAATGAATGGCTAGATCAGTTCATGTTATTGGAAATGGTGATTGGGTTCATCTCTATACTAGAAGAGAAAGAAAGGGATTAAATCTTACATGTAATCTCGCACCGTTCCCTTATCCTAAAAATCATTATGCAACTTGTATTGTAGATTTTAAAATGATGAAGGCTATGACTGAAGGAACAGTTGTTGTACCAGGTGAATGGGTACTTGGATATAGGCCAAAGGTTTGGATGGAGAAAAATCCAAATTTTCATTTATCTACAGCTAGACAAATTAAAGAATTTTATTTAGATCTTCCTAAATATGCCGGCAACTATACTAACTTTAATTGTGGTCATATGGCAGTACATTATGCTGCAAATAAACTAAAGGCCGATAGAGTACATCTGTACGGATTCGATTCGATATTCGATTTTAATCTTCGTAGTGTTTCTGACTTTATCCTAAACTCTGACCGTGGAAATATGAATACTAATCGATTAGCTACTAATTGGCGTTCTATTTGGTCTGAAATGTTTAAAGAATTTAAGAACACCGAATTTGTTTTACACCATGTTCATGACGAATTTAAGATTAAGGTTCCAGATAATGTACGTGCAGAAGTATATCCTAGAAAAAGAAATTAAATTAATTTTAGGGGTTTACATTCCTTCCAAATTGTGATAGAATAATATTAACAATTAGGAAGAGGAGTTCCCTATGTCATATCGTTACCAAGTTCTTGAGTCGGCTCTTATTAGCATTGCCAAAGATAGCTCTGATGAAAATATCAGATATCAAGTTTCCCGTCTAACCTCAGATGAAAGACGCAAACTCAATGGTTTGCTTTCTCTGGTTATGATTGAATCTTACGATCGTGAGATTGCAGCATGAGCCACCCATCCGAAATTGTAAATACTAAAGGTCACTGGGCTATTGGATTAGAGTGGCCAGTAACTGGTAGTAAGGGTAATAAATATTTTGTAGAAATGAATAATTATGGATTCGACTGTAATTGTGTTGCATATCGTAAATGTAAACATATCAAACAGGTAGAGGCTTTATTCGATGATCCTAGTGACGGGGAATAGATCTAAGAAACGACAAAATGTTTATAGAGCAGCAATCTTCGCTTGGAATTATCTAATGCCAAGAATATCTAAATGCGATGTTTATATAGAAATTAAAAAGCTAAAGGATGCACACGGATATTGTTTGGAACTAGATAAAAGAGAATATGAAATTGAAATTGATCAAAGACTAAAAGGTGATGATCTTATTACAACAGTCTTCCACGAAATGATACATGTAAGACAGGGTGTAAGAAAACAATATCAAAATATTAATACTATTAACTATAAAACATATGATGAATATATGAAACTGCCATGGGAAATCGAGGCTTATGAATTACAGGAGGTTATGCTAAAAGAATGGAACAAGAAAAATATGAAATGTCTGAAGTAAATCTCGAAGATTACCTTGTCCATTTAAACCTAGAGGTTAATAAAAAGCAATTAAAAAAAGAAATGCAATCTGTTAACTTATTAGAGTCTGAACAGTTTTCGAAAAATCCCTATAATACTGCTTGGAAAAAGGGGGTAATTCCTCAGTTTTGTACAGAGACATATCGCATAGTTTCTTTCCTGAAAAACATAACAAATACAGATCAAATTAATGCAGTGTATTATAAACAAGAGGCAAATAAAGAAATACTTCCTCATAGAGACACTGGGTGTCATACTTCATTGAATATTGTCTTATCTGAAAAATATATTCCTGTACGTTTTGAAAATACATTAATTAATTATAATTGTGCACTATTAAATGTTGGGATGTTTGACCATAGTGTTCCAGCATTTTCGGAATCCAGAAAGGTCGTAAGGTTTGTGTTTAAAGATAAAAATTTAAATTATTATTTAATTAAAAATAAACTAAAACATTTAATAAAAGAAGGTTAAATGGATGGAACAAGAAAAATATGAAATGTCTGAAGTAGATATTTTAAAGAAAAATGTATACGATTTGCAAAAACAGCTTCAATTGGCTTATCGTAGAATTGGTGAGCTAAGAGAAGCACTCGACATAGAAGTAGAAAAAAATAAAAGGGAAACTGTATCTTGTATATAATCTATTCAAAATCTGGGTGTATTTTTTGTGACGCAGCTATGGAACTTTTAGATAGTAAGGAAATCCCTTATGAAGAGGTAAAGGTACCTGGTAATGATTATGCAGTTTCTTTGTTTAAAGAACATAATTTCAAAACTGTACCTCAGATCTTTGACGATGGTGGGAACCATATTGGCGGTTACCAAGATCTAAAAAACCTTTTCGAGGAATGGCCAGATAATCCTGCAGAAGCAAAGGCTTTTTGAAATAAAATGAAAAAAGGGGGTTTACAAACCTAAATTAGTATGGTATAATGTATATAACAATTAGGAAGAGGAGCTTAATTATGTACAAGTTAGATAAAGGTTTGGTAGATTTCATTAACGCTCAACGGGCTGAAGCTGAAGAATTCAGCAAGCAACCCGGATGTTTCATGGGCATGATGCCTGAAGCAACCGATTTGCAATACTGGGAGTCTCGTGTTCCTAGTGGTACTCTAAAAGAGTACAAGCGTCAGGAGCTGGTAGAGTCAGCTTACTATATTACTGCCGATCGTACGAGTAAGTCGTACGCCCGGTCTTTGGACTTTGCAAACTGGACTGATGAAAGGATCCAGCGTCATATCGATCGGATGTGTGAGAAGGAGGTAGCATAATGGCTAAATGTAAAACTACTGAAATGTTTGGTTCAATGTTTACTACCCATCCTATTACTGGATACGATGGGGAGGACGCAGATGGTCTATCAGAAATGTTTGATGTGTTAAGAGAAGATTATAAATCCAGTGGTAAAAAAGTTATTAATATTCAAACTTATTATAATAGTGGTTATAATAGTGCAACTGATCGTTATGAAGGTGAAAAGGAATTTGGTATTGAAGTAGAGTGGGTGTGGTAATGACACCTGCAGAGTTACAAGACGCGCTGCCTTTACTCGGTCAGCTCCTCTTACTAGTAGTAATTGGCGCGCTTCTTGTAGGTTCTTTTTTTGCCATTGTTGGCTTTATGTTTCGAAATGCATTATGGATTACAATGATATTAGGAGTTATAATTATCTTTATGAATATGGTTCCGTAGCTCAGCTGGATAGAGCAACAGCCTTCTAAGCTGTGGGTCGAGGGTTCGAATCCTTCCGGAATCGCCAAATGCCCGCGTGATGGAATAGGTAGACATAACGGACTTAAAATCCGTGGCCATATGGCGTGCCAGTTCGAGTCTGGCCGTGGGTACCATATATAGTTAGTCGAACGAGTATAAACGTGGTTAAGCCTGCAACGACTCTAAAATTAAGACGCAGGTGGGAATGGTCCGTTCGCCCTCATAAGAAAGGAACGCAATCGCATCCAGCATTTATAAGTTGGCTCTGCTAAATTTAAGGGTGATGCCTTAATACATCCGCGTGGGGCCAACGGTTAGCCCCACACCCTGCGGGTATAGTATAATGGTATTACAATCGCCTTCCAAGCCAAAGACATCGGTTCGATTCCGGTTACCCGCTCCATTTAAAATTATTTTAATATAAATATCCCTAAGGGATAGTACCAGTCGGTCTATCCTTTTTTAACACAAATAGGAAAAGAATAAAAAAAATGAAAAAACTAATGGTTGCACTCTTCGCGCTTGGTATGTCATCAAGTGCATTCGCTGAATCTTCAATTGAAACAACAGTTGGAGCTGAGCGTAATCTGGACACAGAAATTAATAAACTCTTTTTTGGACCTTCAATCACGTCAGGTGATTTTACCCTTAGCACAACAGTAAATATGGTAGATACTACTGCAGACAATATGAAATTTAATATGTCATCTGCAGATGTTGATCTTAATTATTCTGTAACACCTATCATTGACATCTATATGGAAAATGATCTGGACGCAGATTTTAAACAAACAGATACAACTGTAGGTATTGCAGTTAAATTCTAATTTAGGAGACCCAATGTTAAAATGGTATGATTACGTGATGATAGGTATGTTTGCTTATCCAATAAGCCAGGGATTAATTCATAGTTTTTTCTGGGCCTTTTTAACTTGGGTCTTCTTTGTTCAATACATGAATGCAAGGAGAGATGGACATGTCTGACGATTTTTTCGATTTCGGATTTACAGCAGTAGATGAATCTGAATTACAAGCAGTGCAAGATGCGCAAAAAGCTGCAGGTGATGAAGCTGTTACTGCTAATGTTACTCAAGAAAAATTAGATAAACTATATAATGCTATCATACCTCTACTCAACAATCTTAAAAAGAACCCAGAAAAAGAATATATTCTGTGGCCTCAAAGGATTGAAAAGGTTGAGCAATTCGAATCTCACCTCCTTAAAATTTACAAATCATAGAAAAAAATCACAACGTATTGATTTCGTTAGGAACTTTACGTCACTTTTTCCTGTACATTTTCGTAAAAATAGTTTATAATAGATCTATAAAATGGAAAAGGAAGAGGAGTCCTAAAATGTTTTTAGAAAATCTTACAAAGCTTGAAAAGAATCTTTGGAACAGCCATGTTGAGTTTGTTGGTGTTGATCATGGTATGGCTGAAATGTATGCCGAAGATCGTAACGATGTTCTCGAAGTAAAGAGTCGTTTCAATAAAGGTCACATGGGTTCGCTTAAAAGCTTCATTGATCGCATGGATACACATCCACGTGAAGGTGTAGTAATGGCTTTCGTTTCTGATCTTGGTGAAGATTGGGTTCTTAAAAATCTTGGTTATGAGGTACGCTAATATGGGTATGTCAAGTTACGTAATGGATATTGAAGAAAAGTTTGTTGATTTGATGGCTGATATCGCTATTGATTCAGAATCATTCCAAGAGTATTCAAGAAGAACAATCCGGCATCATAAGATGGTATCGCATTTAAATAGTGAAGAAATTTCTCATATCATTGATAATGTTTGGTATGAAATGACTGTACAATTGGGAGCAAATTAATATGGCTATTGTTATTACTAAAGAGTCGACTTATGAAGAGCGTATGGATGCTATCCGCGCGGCATCAAAAAGGTTGGCTGCATTGAAGAAGCGTGAAGCTTACTACACTCGTCAAGAAGTTGAACCGAAAAAAGGTCAAGATCTAGATGAAAACTTTAATCATTGGACAGATGCATCCAAGTATGCTGAGGAACATTATGGTGACAAGATGCGCGATACTATTGCTATGGATAACGATTGGAACTAGTGCGCATGCACAAGATTGTTTCTATGAGCAACAGGTTCAATATAAGAACGGTGAAACCATCACCGCATTTCAACGGTACGATTGTACCAATTCTCCACCACCAAAAGTTATTGTGGTTGAGAAAGAAGCAGAGCCAAAAACTTTAGGTGATTGGTTATTTAGACTCGAAGAAAATGATTCCTTGAGTCATGTATTAAGTGCTCTAGTCAGTGGAGGAGTTCTATGATTAGATTTATGTTAGGTGTTATTGCTGGAGTGGCACTCGTTATATTATATCCAGATATTTTAACTTGGTTTGTCGATAGTGGCAGCCGTGATGCAATCATCGAAAGTTTGAAGGAGCTATAAGATGAAAAAGATTATGTTACTACCTATTGTTGCAATGGCTGCAGCATGTGATAAGACACCGCCCGATGTGTCAATGTCAAAAGAATTGTTTGAGTATAAGAAAGCTCAGGTTGAAAACCAAATTGATGAGATGCCTAAGTGGTATACTAATATTCCATCCGAAGAAGATGCAGTCTATGCAGTCGGTACTGCAGTAACTCCTGATTTACAATTAGCAGTTGATATTGCAGTGCTTTCGGCTAAGACAACTCTAGCTGATCGAGTAGATAGTCGTATTCGTTCTCAAATGAAACTATTCAAGACTAAAGTCGGTGCAACTGATTTTGATGCTACCGTTCAAAATAATTTTGAACAGGTAACTCGTAATTTAATTGCCGATGCTGATGTTGCTGGTTACTCTGTAAAAGAACAACAGATTGTTCAGAATGGCACTCAGTATCGTGCTTATGTTTTACTCGAGTATAAGAATGCTACAGCTAATGCTGTTATTAAAACTCGTATCAGTCAGAACGAGTACTTACTTGAAAAGCTTCGCGAAACAAAAGCGTTTAAAGAGCTTGATGATAATGTAGCTGCACAAAAAGCTGATGAGCTAGCTGAAGCAAAAGTGCTCGTAGACGCAATTAACGGTGTACAATCGGATAAAACTGTGGTAGAATAGAATAATGGAAAATATGTCTAGTGATAGAATGATGGCTATTCGAGTATTTGAAGGTGAGCTAAATAGAATGAAAGCTATTACTGAAGGTAACTACGATCCTGTGCAAAAGCTTGTTCGTAGATATCTTCAAGAGCGTATTAATGACATGACTCGAAAAGGCCATAATGCATCAACACTTGTGGAGTATCGATAATTATGACAATGCACTTGGTTCGTGGTATGACTACCATTAGTACTCGTAAGCGTAAGGCTCGGCAAAAGACTGTTGCAGTCCTTGAAGAAGAACGTAAGACAGCGAAGCTCCTCAAGTCTTTAGGCTATGATCGCAACGCTGGCCGTAAGTATAAGGCTCCTATGCCTGACTATACGGTACGTAGCACTATTCCAACAAGCGATGTTATAATGCCAGTGTCCGGCAAGCGTCATGAAAATCGCTATACTGGCGATGAGCTTGCCGGCATTGGCACCCTCCATAAATCCAACATGGTTCCTATTCGTAAGGATAGTAATGATGCACATGAAATCGCCAGAATGCGTAGGGGATAAACTATACATCATTTGTTTATGAATGCACACCAGAAGGTGCCACTAAAAAAAGTTACAGCAATATGCATTTTTTCCTTTACTTTTACGTCAAAGTGTGGTAGAATAGTAGTATAATAAAGAAAGAGGAGTATATTATGGAAAAAACATATGCATATAAGTACGGTGAGTTACTAATACTTGCACAAACACTAGCTCATACAGTTAAAGAAGATATTCGGCTGGATGCAAATGGGCCATATGCTTTTGCCCATAAACTTGTATTAGCTCAAGCTAATGCAGTTCAGGATCTTATTGTAGAACATGAAAAGAGAGGTAAGGAATAATGGCAAAACGTAAACAGAAACTTAGGGCTAAAGCTAAAACAGGTTTATCAGCAGTTCCTATTGATAAAGGATTTAGTGCTGCTGTAGATTACTTTCATATGAATGTTGATCGTAAAGATCTTATTAACACTATGAAGTCATATGTAAAAAAGAATATGGACAAAGAACAAGCACGATATGTTCTATCATGTCCGGACTATAAGTTCTATGCGTTTACTCATAAATGTGCTACAGCATTTTGGATTGATGCTGGTTTACCTTCAGATGATAAGGTTAAACAATATGCTGAAGGACTATATAAGCATTTAATTGAATGCACTGAAATGGGTAAGAAGCTATACTTTGAAAAGCAAGCTAAGCTAAAAGACTCAGATAAAGTTGTATCTCTTTCTCCGATGCAAAGATTGCAAAACAAAATAGGTAATACCATTATGCAAGATCTCCTTGATCTAGAAGATCAATGGATGGATGGAGAAAAAGCTGAACTAGATATTTACCAAGAATTTAAACGACACGGTTTGCCTAACAGCGCTACTAACGCTGTAAGGCCGGTGATTGAGGGATGGTTACTAGATTATGGTGATGCATACCATAAGCGTTGTCCTGATGCTGTTGAAGGTTATGCACATGTGAAAAGACCTGAACTCAATCGCCGCATTAAATGTTGTGAAGCTATGCTAGCTGATCTAGATAAACTTAAAGCTGCGGCTAAAGCTACTCGAGCTACAAAGGTGAAAGGTCCTAAAGCTGCGGATAAACAAATCACTCGAGTTCAATACAAAAAAGAAGATAACGAGTTTAAGTTGGTGTCTATACCACCTATCAAAATGGTTGGTCAAACTCGGCTATTCACATTTAATACTAAGACTCGTATCCTTTCTGAGTATATTACTCAAGCTGCAAATGGATTTGAGATCTCAGGTACATCACTTAAGAATTTCGATAAAGTTAATAGTAGGTGTACTAAACTTAGAAAGCCTGATGAATTCATTGCTATTGTTCAGAATAAGAGTGTAACTCAAATCGATAAGGAGTTCAAACAACTTACTACTAAAGTCAATGTACCAAATGGTAGATTGAATATGGATACAATATTACTAAGGGCATTAGACAAATGACAGTAGAAGAACAGTTTCTCAATAAAGCTAAATTTTCAAAGATGGTAGAAAAAGCAGTAGGTGATTTAAAGATTACTTACATGGATGCTATTCTATACATCTGTGAAAAGAACGATATTGAGCCAGAGGATGTAAAGAAATTTGTATCCCCTATCATAAAAGGAAAGCTTGAAGCTGAGGCTATGAATCTTAACTTCATTCCAAAAACTAATTCAATTGATTCAGCATTATTCGAATAAGTTGAATATAAATAGTTGTACATTACAGTCATACTGTGTTATAATAAATCATACATTGCAATATAAAAAGGAAATACAATGTCATTCGAAAATCTAAAACGCAACCGCGATCAAATCTCCAAACTCGTACAAGCAGCAGAAGCCGTCGGTGGCGGTGAGAAAAAGTCATACGCTGATGAACGTGAATGGAAACCAACAGTAGATAAAGCAGGAAATGGATATGCCGTACTCAGATTCTTGCCAGCCGCAGAAGGTTCAGACTTACCGTGGGTTCGATATTGGGACCATGGATTCAAAGGACCAACCGGTCAATGGTATATCGAAAACAGCCTTACATCTATTGGTCAACCTGATCCTGTTGGCGAACTCAACTCACGGCTCTGGAATTCCGGCCATGAAGAAGATAAAGATACTGCCCGGAAACAAAAGCGTCGACTACACTATGTAGTTAATGCATTGGTTGTAGAAGATCCTTCTGCTCCACATAATGTTGGCCGTGTAGTACTCTATAAGTTTGGTAAGAAAATCTTTGATAAAGTTATGGATGTTATGCAACCATCATTTGCTGATGAGAAAGCTGTTAACCCATTTGACTTCTGGGATGGTGCAGACTTTAAACTTAAGATTCGGCAGGTTGAAGGTTATCGCAACTACGATAAATCTGAATTTGCTTCACCTGCACCATTGTTCGGTGGTGATGATACAAAACTCGAAGAGGTATATGGTAAACAACATAACCTTAATGAGTTCACTGATCCTTCGAACTACAAGACTTATGATGAACTCAAAGCTAAACTTGCACGGGTTCTCGGTGAATCACCTCAAGCCATGGGTGCACCTACTATGGCACAGGAATCTCAAATGAATGTTCCTGCTCCAGCACCTGAGTATAAAGTGGCTGAACCAATCACTGCAGAAGAAATGAATGTTACCAGTGATGATGATACGATGTCTTATTTTGCTAAGCTAGCTCAAGAAGACTAATGGGCTAAATAACCATAGGCTTCCTCCATCGGCCTATCTGGATTATTTACAGTTGGCGGTGAGGAAGTCATTACAATATCCTGTTTAACAGGATTATTTTGTGATGCATCTATTACAGTTGGTGTTGTATTTACACCAACTGTTCTATATTTTTCAAAATATTCTATAAGCGACATATTCATTTCTTTAGCTAGTTCTTTTATTTTTGTCATATCACTTATGCCAAAAGTTGCGCTCAGCATCGCTTCCTGAGCTTTAGCATTTTCTATCCTCCTAATATTAGAGGGAATAATTTTTTTATTGTCTCTTTTAACTGCTACAAATTTTATTATCTCATCAGCAGTTGTTTTATCTGACTGTGTTACTTTTGCCCCAAATGCCTCAGCTGCTTGTTCTGCAGTCATTCCGCCTTGAGATGATCCTCGTCTAAGCATAGCATCTCTATTATCACTATTAAGAAATGCAGCGCGCTCTGCATTAAGTTTCTCAAGTGAGGCCATAGCATTTTTCAATGCAGCAGCATCACCAGCTGAGAATTTTACCCCGGTGCGTGGATCCATCGCATCTCGTTTCTGTTTGAAAAGCGTTTGTACTTGGCTTTGAGTTTCATCAAGTAATTTTGCTCGTTCAGGTCTTGCTTGTCTAAAAGCATCTTTTTCAGCTGATGTTGTAATAAAGTCTGGAGCAATTTTATCTAGTGAATCTAATATAAAATTACCTGCAGCTATTATACTATCTTCAACATTCTTTTTAATGTTTGCAGCTTTTTCATCTACAAGTTTCTTAAACTCTGGATCATTTTGATATCTGTCATATGCCTTATATAGACTAAAACTACCAGCAATAATAGCGCCACCAATGGCACCTAATGGACCAAGCACTAAACCACCTATTGTAGTAAATGCTGCAATATTGGTAAGGCCTTTAGCGCTTTCACCAATAATTGGTGCCCAGTCAATATTTTGTTTAGCAAGTTCTGTTTCAACATAATTGCCTAATTCATTACTTGCTACTAAAATAGCAGATGCCAGACCACCAAGAATGGCACCTTTTGGTCCAAACATAGCTCCTATGCCAGCACCAACAATTCCAGCTTCCGTTAACGCAGCAGCAAAATCTGAGCCAGTCAAAGCTTTCACACCCTTTGCAATCTCATCTGCAAGCATTGCAGCTATAAGACCAAAAACACCTCGCTTTAATAATTTTGCTAGAAATGCTAGTGAGAATAATTTACCAGCACCGCTTAATAACTTACCAAAACCCATACCACCTAAGAAATTTCCAAGATTAAATCCATCATCGCCACCATTTTTTTTAACTTCTTGTGTAGCAGTAGCTATAGTTGCTGCTTGATTATTTTTCTTTTCTCTAAGCGCTTCTAAATCATCAAGTCTTTTTCTTTTTTCAAAATCAAAAAAACCTAATATACCAACTTTCATTTCACTAATATTTTTATTAGTGTCTTCAGCTAGCTTTTTATTAGATAATAAAGTTTGATTAATTTCAGCTAGTGTAGCCATTGCTATCCCCTTTGGGCTTGTTCATTTTTTTCTTTTAAGTCTTCTGTAAGTAACGTTAGATATACTTCCCTCTCCCAAGGTATCATTAAATCTATTTCTGTTAAAGAGTATTGAAAATTTTGCATTAGTTGATAGTTAACTCTATAATAGTTTTCTAAAGAATCATGAGAGAGGTTTAAGAAAAAAAATCCTGAATGCCTTCCAATACATTATGATTTTCTTTACCACATGATTCGCATGTAAACTTAACATCGTATTTTAATGTTGGCGCATTTGAAATAAATTTATTAATTTCATTAAATTGACTAGTCGTTAATGAATTTATAAATTGATCGATTTCTTCATCTGATTCATTTTTTAACGAAATCAATTCATCTTCTGTCATTATACTATCAATTGATATTTTAATTGTTTCGTATACAATTTCAGTATTTGAATAATTATCTTCAGTAATAATTTTGTTGTTAATAATTTCAGTGTAAGAAGGCCATTTCATTTTAAGAGAAATGTCATCATTAATTTTTACAATATTAGATTCATTTAAATTTATTAGTTCTGCATTCTCTAAATTTACTACTACTTCGTTTGAATGCAAGCATGATTCATCTGAACATTTTACTGTAATTGTGGTAGTTTCACCTACAGCTTTAGTTCTAATATTTGTAAAAACATAATCTACATCAAATGATGTAAGTTTCTTTTCATCTATACTAGGACAACACGCGCTTATTGTAGCTAAAATTGAATTAAGAATTTGTTTTTTATCTTTTGTTTCAAATGCCATTAACAATACTTTTTGTTCTTTCACAAGAAATGGTCTAAATTGTATTACTTCTTGTGTCGACGGTATAGTTAATTCATATTGAGGTGATTCATTTAACCGTGGTAGTGCCATTTATAATTTACTCCTAACCAAGTAATTGCGAAAGTGATCCAAGGCCGGCTGAAGCTTGAATCCACCGTTGTCCACCACTCGCTCTTCGCCAGTTAGTATATGACAACTGTACATTAATTTGTACCAATCCATCCAATTCGTTATTCAATTCTACTTGTCCAATTGTAGTAGGGAATGCATCAATTAACTCAACAGAATAAACCGATCCACCACCAAGACCTACATTAATGTTTATAGGACCTATGTCTGTACCAATATTTTTTATTGGCTTTCTTAATTGATGTATTTTAACAGGCTTAGCATAGTCTCTTTTATATCCTACTGTTTGACCCGTTTCATCTAATACTCTTTCACGCCATGCATCGAAATATTTACGAGTACCATAATCATTAAGAGCTATAAATGATAGTGATACATCGTCAACAGCATAACCATAAGCAACCTTTTCAAATTGCATACCCGTTTTACGATCAAGTGTTAAGATTTGTTTTCCCGGCAATGTTGCAGATGAACATAATAGATTTAGATCACCGCCTCCCATATTACCAGAAGTTAAAAGAGTAGTTAAAGCTCCAAAAATACCACCAGAACTAAATGTCCCAGGAAGTTCAACTAAGAATTGGTTTGATCGTGCAAATCCAAGCTTTGCTGAAGCAAGAGATTTAAGTTGGTCTATAGTACTCATATTGCTTTCCTTGATTGCTTATACACATTAGCAGCACTCGACTTTTCCCAACTTGCAGTTGGTAAGAATGTTGCAATCTCCCACTCGGGTGCGGGTACACGCGCGAGTCTTGATTTAACATGTGCGGTTAAGTAGTGTTTAAAACATGGCTGAAAATATCTCATTTTAGATGAAGCCATTAACATTTTGTATGACATTTGAAACCGTGTAGTTTCATCATACTTTTTGTTATTAGTTATATCTAATAATGCATCAAGGAATTTAGCTCTCAGTAAAGGAGGCAAGTAATGTAGATTCAAACCATAGAAACCTTTTTCTGCGGGTCCTACGATGATAGCCAAGGGAAATCGATCGTAGAAGGGCAAAGTGTCCTTTGTTTTTGGATCATAGAAAAACATGTTCATAGATCCAATCAAAGGTTGTTGTCTATTTACAAGCTTTACTTCTTCGGCGTTCATTAACGCTGTCCGATTTACTCTACGCATTTGTTGTGCTTTACGTCTGAACCAATCCTGTGCCTCTTTAGTTCTAGGATTAATGCCGGCTCTAAAAGCTTCGTAGCCAAGTTTTGCAAATAGATTACTCATACCTGTATTTATATCTTTTTCTTAGGCTTTTTACGATATGGTTTCAATGGTTTTAGTGGTTTAAGTTTACCCGGCTGATCTTTCATTATACCCATAGACTTCAGTGTATTCTCTGTCCAGATCTGAAATGTCCATCCTCTATCCTGTGCAAAATTATTTGCAGCTTCCCACTTATTCATATTCTTTACATAGGTCATTGCTTCACCTATATATCTTTTACTCTTATTAGGATTCTTAGGAACCTTTGTTTCTTTGTCTGGTTTAATTTCAACTAAGATTGTTTTTCCATCTGCGAATGTTATTTTTAGATCTACAAAGTACCGGTGCATCTTCTTGTCTATATCCCAGAAATAAGGTACAACAGTTTCTTCTGAGCTCCAAGATTTGACAGAAGGATTGCTATCGCACCACATAAAGCATAGCTTTTCCCAATGAGAACGATAAGTTACTTTATCAGGATCACCACTATACTTTTTTATGTTGGGTTTATACTTACCAGAATACGCCATTTTTCGTTATAAATAGTTCAAGATATTTTTATTTATAGGATAATCATATGGCATCTGGTCGAAAGCAACATTACATTAGTAAAGAAGTACCTCCTTCAGCATCTCCACGTAATGGTGGTAATTCAAGTGGTACTACTCTTACTGCACGAAGTCAAGCTGATATAGTTTATAGAGGCGGTAAAACAGCTACACGTAAAGAGCAAGAAATCACAGGACATTTAAGTAGGCGTAGTGTTAAGTTATCTTATCCATTACATAATATGGATAATCATCCAGCAAAAATAAAGTTTACGGCATATAAAGTTAATGCATACACTATTGACCCTAAAAGCATTTCTGAAATTTGGGATATTCCTTTACTGGGATGGGGTACTAGTGATTTAAGAGGTAATAGAGAAAAATTAAAAGAACAGGCATATCAACAAAAAACTTTAGAAGAACAAAAAAGAAGACAACAAGGTCAACTTGGTAGTGACGTAAGAACTGCAACTGTTGGAGGTAGTGATGGAGATATTGAAGATGAAACTTCACAATTAGTATTTTCTAAGGATGGCGAATCTAAGTCTGATGCAGTAAAAGGCGCCAACATACCAGATAAAACGCCAATTGACGCAATTGCTGATCATAAAATTCCTGTTATGGAATTATATTTTCCACAATCACTTACATTTAACGATGATGTAAACTATAATCAAGTAGATCTTGGTCCAGCTGGACTAGCTACTGCTGCAGCTATAAATGGTAGAGCAGGTTTGTTAAAAGCTGTTGGTAAAGGAATTAGTGAAGGGTTTGAATCTATCTTTAATTTAGCAAAGGGTACAATGACAACTGAAGCGGCGCAAGTTGCTGGTGCTCGAGCTGCGCAGTTTATTCCTCGCGAAGGAATAAGAGCTGCAGTTACTTCAGCAATTCAAACAGGTATTAACCCAGGTACTCGACTACTTTTTGATAAACCAAACATTCGCCAATTTTCATTTACATTTAAGTTAATTGCAACTTCTGCTCAAGAAGCAAATCAAATAGAATCAATTATTAGAACATTTAGAACACAGATGTATCCAGAAACAATTAATATTGGTGCTGGTGTGCCGGCTGGATATAAGTTTCCTAATTTGTTTAAGATTGATTTTAGTATGAGAGGATCTAATATGAGAGTGCCGGCACTTCAGTATTGTTATTTACGAAGTGCGCAAGCTTCATATAATGCTACTTCAATGACATTTCATGATGACGGTCATCCTACTGAAGTTGATCTTACTCTTGTATTCCAAGAATACAAAGCACTAAGTAAACAAGATATTGAAGGTGGTTACTAATGCAATACTTTAATAAATTTCCTCGTGCTTTTTATATATTTGGAGACCAAGAAGCACAGGGCACAGGTAAAATATCTAGTGAACTCGTTCAAGATATATCAGCTTATTCTGATATTTTAGATAAAATATCTGATAATATTGCGTTCCATACTTTTTATAATATACAAGAAGGTAATAGACCTGATCAGTGCTCTTATGATATATACGGTACACCTATCTATCACTGGACATTTTTTCTTTTAAATGATCATTTAAGAAAGCAAGGTTGGCCAGTAACAAACGAAGAAATAAATAAAAGAGCAAAGGTTGATTTTCCGCACTTTACTTATACAACTACAGATTCATTAACAAATACTCATAAGGTTGGAGAAACAGTAATTGGAGCTCAAACAGGTTCAAGAGGAACAGTACTACGTAGAAATTTAGATATTGGTCAAGTTACTGTAGCGGCGCAATCTGCATTTGCAATAGGTGAAGCAATAAGTAACGTGTCTGCAGCTGTTACTACTCAAACAATTACTACAACCGGTGCATCTTTAGAATATCTTTCAGCACATCATTACGAAAACGCTAGTGGTGAAATAGTAGATATTGATCCGGCTGTTGGACCCGGTGCACAGCTTACAGAAGTAACACATCTAGATAGATACATAAAAGATAATGATAATCTAAAACAAATTAAGGTAGTAAAACCGGATCTTATCAATCAGGTTGTTTCACTGTTTAAACAGGCTATTAATTCATAATGTCAAGTAATACCGAATCAGTAAAGGGTTACGCCCTTGAAAGTGTAATTATTAATTCCTCTCGATTTTTAGATCCAAGTGGGCTAGAAATTTTAGGAAGTGTTACTGATCTTGAAATTTTCGAAAATATAGAAAGTAACTACCTTACTGCTAAATTAGCTATTACTGATTCTTTTCGTATGTTTGATAGACTTGATTTTCAAGGTGCAGAAACAGTTACTATATTATTGGGCCAATCGGAAAATCCTAATTTACCTAAGTCAATTACAAAAAGTTTTATAGTACATAAGATTATTGCTGCTAAAAAGATTAATGAAACATCTGATGTTATCTTTTTGAATTTAGTTGAATTATCTGAGTATCAGTCAAATCTTAATAATATTAATCGTGCTTATAAAGGAAATCCTATCAATATAATGAGTGCAATTAGTGAAGAGTATTTGGGTAAAACCATTCAAAATTTTTCTACATCAAATACTTTTCAAAATAAAATAAAAATGATTATTCCTAATCTTTCTCCATTAAAAGCATTATCATGGATTAAATCAAAACTTACTACTGTCGATGGACTACCTACATATTTGTTTTCTACCTTTCAATCTAATGATTTATTTTATGTTGATCTAAATGCTATGTTATCTCAACCGCCAATCAATGCTAAAAAACCTTTTTTATATGGCTCTGCTCAAGATTTTTCTGAAATTTCTAATGGCTTAAAAGTTATTCCAATACAGACATATTTACTTGAAGATAATGATAATATGTATAGTCGAATAAAAGAAGGTGCAGTCGGAGCTAAATATTCTTTTTATGATAGTTTAACAGGTAGATATAAAACACATAATTTTAATGTTATTTCTGATGCAATGACCCAATTGCAAGTAAAAGAAAATGAAAGACCTACTGCTGCAGATAATTTTAAAATTGATGGAAAGCAAATTCAATTATATGAATCTCAACATATATCACAATTTACTCAATCTGGTGCATATGAAGATGGTAGTAATAAGTTTAAGTCTATTAATCAACAACAAGCCACAATAAAAAAACAATTGGCCGATCACTTAAAAGCTTTCTTATTAAGACACCTATTACAATTGTGATAGATGGCCGAGGATTTATTTCTGGAGATTACCATAGAACAATTGGTAATACAATACGTATTTTATTCTTAGCCAATAGACCTAATAATGAAGAAGTAAAATTAGATACAAAAAAATCCGGTGACTATATTATATACGCAGCTAAGCATACACTTACTGCAGAAAAATATATGTTAACATTTCAGTGTGTAAAAATATCTTCGTATAAAGAAGACCCGATTCTAGGAATATTATCATGAAGTATTATGGTGACAATACTCGTTGGTTTATGGGAACAGTTGTTAATATTAATGATCCATTGGAACTTGGCAGAATTAAAGTAAGAATCTTTGGTATGCATACCCACAATACAGCTGATATTGAAGATGGTGATTTACCGTGGGCTCAAGTTGTAATACCAGTAACAGAAGGTGGATCTTCTGGTATTGGTACTAATATCGGTATAAAAGTACAAGCTCAAGTCTATGGTGTCTTTATGGATGGTAAGGATTCTCAGTTACCGCTAGTACTTGGATCTGTACCAAAATATGAAAGACCGATCACTTCTCAAATGTTAGATACTGAATCAACTGTACCAGATCAGTTACAGCATGATGAAAGAGTACATTATCCACCTGGGATTGGTCCTATCGATAATATAGATGTTGATAATAGATATCTTGTTGGAGCTGACAATATTGAAAAGGCATTTAACTTTTTTCTTACAAAGGAAGGTGGAGGGTTCGAACCACATGTAGCGTGTGGTATCTTAGGAAACTTCTATATTGAATCAGGTGCAAATCAAAATAATGGAGACTTGAATACTATTGCTCAGTCAGCACCACCTGAAAGATCATTCGGTATAGCACAATGGAACTCATCTTCAAATGCAGGATTTCGATATCAGAATCTGCAAGCATTTGCTGGTCAGCGTAATTTATCATGGACTAGTTTATATGCACAATTGCTTTTTACTATTAAAGAGTTAAATGATCATAAAACATATTACAAATACGCAGAGTTAAAGAAAGCTAAGACAATCGAAGAAGCTACCTTTATATTTGAATCACGATTTGAGAATCCAAAGGTTAAAAAACAGAAAGATAGAGTTGAAGCTGCAGAAGAAATATTTAGGAGGCTTTGTACATAATGGCTATTGTAGTAGATAGAGATGGGAATCCTATTAATGGGAATCAATTAAAACCTGTTAAACGTATTCCTCTTAAAAATAAACAAAAGGAAGTAAGAGAATTATCTGCTACGGAAAAGGCAGCAGCAAAAGCACGTGAAAGACAAGCACTTAAATTATTTTCTGAATTTGCATCAGGTTCTGCAACCTTCGGTCAAACTGTTTCTGGATTTACATCAATGGCAGAATCAGCCAAGCCACGTGGTAAGAAGAAAGATCCTACACCGTCTCAAATGGGTGCATCAGTACCAAAAGTTGTAACCGTATCAGTGCCTACTCAGAAAAGTGCCATTGATACTCTTACAGCTCGATCCACTCGATCTGATGTAGTAGTAGATCAAATCATAGCTGATGGTAGTCCAAAAGGTATTGAGAAAGCATTAACCGAAGCCAAAGCTTTATCACCGGCAATGATTAAAGATGCTGTGAATCAAGCTAACAGTGCAGCAAATGATCCAGTTGCACAAGAAAAATTTAGAGAAATAGGTTTAGATCCTATGGCAGTGTCTGCTTTAGTAAGTAAAATCGATGCCGATGCTTTGACTGCAACAGTGCAACAAGATCATAGTAGTGATGCGGTAACAGATGTAAAAGATATTGCATCTAAACAAATGGCTACTCTTGGCAATCCGTTTGGTTCATTTAAATCCAAGATTGCAGATGCTAATTTAGGTGTTAAGGTTGGTGATCCTATGGCACAAAGTAGCGGTAC